GGTGATCAAGCACCCAGAACTGCAAGCCTCTTATGAGCAATTGCCTAGAGGCGTAAAAGTAGTGCCAACACCAGAATATGAGCAAATGGCATCCTACGAAGCCCCAAAGAGGGAATTAGATTGGCAATTAGGGGAAGGTGGAACTATTCGCGTTCCAACCAATGAGCCAACACCGATAGATGTATATGCCCATGAACTGCAACACGCTGTGCAAGCCAAAGAGGGGTTTCATCCTGGCGGTAACCCAAAAATGTTTAAGCCACATGATGTGTTTACTACGCAAGCATTAGAAGATTCGGCAATTATTGACAAAATGATGCGTGGTGCAAACTTAAGTCAATTAGAAGCACAGCAAAGGTTTGAATCAGTATTTCAACGAAAACCAAGCGCAGGGGCATTTGCCGCACTTGAAAGAGTAGGAACTGGTGACAAATTAGATAAGGCTGTGGAAGCGGCTAGACTTTCTGATAACCCAATGGAATCATATTTCCGTTTGGCTGGCGAAGCAGAGGCTAGAGCAGTCCAAGAACGCTTAAATATGACGGATACAGAAAGACGGGCTAAGTTTCCTTATGAATCTTATGATGTACCCAAAGAAAAACTTATAATTAAAAATACTTATAATGGAAACTAAAGTAGTTAAAAGTAGGAAGAAGGCGGGAGGGCGTACATCAGGAACGCCCAACAAGACCACACAACAGGCAAGGGAGGCGATTGCTTTGTTTGTTGATGGTAATGCACACAGATTAGCAGAGTGGCTAGATAAGGTCGCAGATGGCATTCCTGAGGCAGATATAAAACCCAACCCTGCAAAGGCATTTGAGTTATTCCAAAGCGTAGTGGAATACCATGTGCCTAAACTTGCTAGGACAGAGATAACGGGCGCAGATGAAGGCGCAATCGAAATGGTGGTCAAGTGGGAAGGCGCGAAGTAATCATCCCCTACTCTCCGAGAGAGGCGTTCATGCCCTTTCACCAAAGGACGGAGAGATGGTCTTGTCTGGTGGCACACCGAAGGGCGGGGAAGACAGTCGCAGCTATCAACGATCTGATACGCAGAGCATTGACCGAGGGTGGGGTGAGAGCACAGTATGCCTATATAGCCCCGTTCAGAAGTCAAGCCAAGTCTGTGGCGTGGGATTACCTAAAGTTCTACGCCCAACCCGTAAGTAAAAGCACCAATGAGAGCGATCTAACAGTCGAACTGGTTAACGGGGCAAAGATCAGACTATTTGGCTCAGACAACGCAGATGCTATGCGTGGACTAGGATTCAATGGGGTATACCTAGACGAGTATGGAGACTTTAAACCTAGTGTGTGGGGTAATGTCATAAGACCCACTTTGTCTAGCACCTTGGGTTGGGCAGTCTTTGGGGGTACTCCAAAGGGAAAGAATCAGTTTCACGACATATACAGGGTTAGCCAGGCAACCCCAGATTGGTTCTTGCTACGCCTACCAGCCACAGTCTCTAAGATACTGCCTGACTCGGAACTGAGGGCTGCCAAAGACCAATTGAGTCAAGACCAGTACGACCAAGAGTATGAGTGCTCGTTTGAGGCAGCTATCCTCGGGGCGTTCTACGGGGTGGAGATGCGCCAACTAGACGCAGATGGCAGAATCCAAGACCTCAAGTTTGACCCTGATGCACCAGTATTCACAGCGTGGGACTTAGGCTATCGAGATGACACCGCGATCTGGTGGTATCAGGTAGTCAGGGGTGAGATTCATGTGATGGACTACTACGCAGTCTCAGGCGCATCCATCGAGGAAATAGCCAATGTTGTGAACTCTAAGGGCTATCGGTACACCAAGCACTACCTACCGCATGACGCTAGAGCCAAGACCCTTGCATCTGGAGGCAAGTCAATCCTTGAACAACTTGCTAGTCACCTTGGAGGGATTGGCAAACTAGCCATAGTGCCTGAGATCGGGGTGCAAGACGGCATACAGGCGGTGCGGATGATTCTGCCGAAGTGCTACTTTGACCCGATCTGTGATGAGGGGCTAGAGGCACTCAGACAGTACCAAAGAGAATATGATGAGGACAAGAAAACTTTTCGTCAAACTCCAAGGCATGATTGGTGTTCACACCCCGCAGATGCGTTTAGAATGCTTGCAGTCGCGTATCGACAAGACAAGTCAAACGAACCCCAACCCAAAGGGAAGACTTTACAGACGATTACGCTAGACGAATTGTGGGATTTTGAAACTACACATAAAGAGGAACGCATATGAGTGCACCAGTAGCAGAAGTCGGTGGATACAAGAACATCACAGCAACGGGGGCGGTCTCGACAGGGGCTTGTCAACTTATTGGGTTCTATGTGAATAGCACTAACGCAGGCACATTAGTTCTTACAGATGGTGGCGCAGGCGGTACAGCGATGTCTGGAACTATCACACCAGCCATAGGGTTTCACCGATTCCCTGCCAATGTAGGAACAAGCCTCTATGCGACTATCGCTGGAACTGCATTGAATGTGACATTCTTCTACGCGGCTTAATATGTACGAGAACGCCTACGATGATGGGGCTTATGAGGAAGATCAAGGCCCGTTCTGGCACGACCAACTAGACAAAGCTGCCAAGGTCTTTGACAAGTGGGAAAAGCGCGGTAAGAAGGTAGTAAGACGCTACCGAGACGAGCGCGATGCCATTGAGATGCCAAGGATGAAGTTCAACATCCTGTGGTCAAACATCTCTGTCTTATTCCCTGCACTCTACGGACGCATGGCAAAGCCAGAGGTAAGCCGTAGATACAGCGACCAAGACCCCGTAGGAAGATTAGCCTCTACGATGCTAGAGCGCGTAATCGAGTATGAGGTAACCCAGTTTGGTGACTTTGACTCTGCTATGCAAGGCGTGGTGCAAGACCGCCTATTGCCTGGTCGCGGTACAGCGTGGGTGCGTTACGAGCCAATCATTGTTAACGAGCAGCCCGAACTAACGGGAATGCCAGAACTTAACCCAGACGAAGGCTTAGAGATCACCAACACAGAGGAAATCGAGCGCGTAGATTCAGCGCACAGCCCTGTGGATTATGTCTATTGGACAGACTTTCTCCATTCACCCGCCCGAACATGGGATGAGGTGTGGTGGGTAAGCCGTTGGGTCTACATGACACCCGAAGAGGGTATCGAGCGTTTTGGTGATGTGTTCAAGAATGTACCTTTGCACGACCAGAATGACGATGTAGACTCCAAGAATCCAATGACCGCCAAAGCCACTTACGGGAAGAAGGCTAAAGTCGCTGAGATATGGAACAAACGCACAAAGAAGGTTTGTTGGGTTGCCAAGGGTTACCCCCAAGCACTTGACGAGCGCGATGACCCTCTCGAATTAGAAGGGTTTTTCCCTTGTCCAAAGCCGTTATTGGCTACAACAACCAACGGGTCAATGATTCCAGTACCAGATTACTGCGAATATGAAGACCAAGCCCAAGAACTAGACAACCTTACACAAAGAATTTACCTATTGGTGAAGGCTTGTAAAGCGGTCGGTGTGTTTAACGCTGAGTTCAAGGAACTTGGGCGGTTATTTACAGAGGGCGTAGACAACAAACTGTTCCCCGTGACCGCATGGGCAGCGATGTCGGAGAAAGGCGGGCTAAAAGGCGCAATAGACATGATGGACACGAGTGCCATCATCAAGACCTTACAGCAACTTTATCAATCTAGAGAGGTTGTTAAGCAATCCATCTACGAAATCTGTGGAATATCGGACATTATTCGTGGTGCAAGCAACGCAAACGAGACACTCGGTGCTCAACAACTCAAAGCCAACTTTGGTAGCCTGAGACTGAGGGCTACTCAGGGCGATGTGGCAAGGTTTGCTACTGATCTGTTCCGCATCAAGGCGCAGATCGTCTGTAAGTTCTACCCACCTGAGTTAATTGTTGAGATGTCTGGGGTGATGAACACGCCAGAGGGTCAGAATCCGCAATTGTTGCAAGCTGCGGTGCAGATGCTTTCAAACAGCACAATTCGTGACTTCCACATCCAAGTTGAGGCAGACACATTAGCCCAAATTGACGAACAAGCCGAGAAACAAAGCGCGGTTGAGGCAATTGAGGCTATTACAGGGTTTTTGCAAAACGGCTTACCTATGGTGCAACAAGCCCCTGAGATGTTGCCCTTGTTTGGTGAGATGCTCTTGTTTACAGTACGCAGATTTAGGGCTGGTCGCAGTCTTGAATCGTCTATTGAGCAAGCCATGCAAGCCTTACAGCAAAAAGCACAGATGGCGCAACAGCAACCGCCTCAACAAGACCCCGAGATGCTCAAGTTACAGGCTGAACAGCAAGCCGAGCAGATGCGTATGCAAGCCCAAGCCCAGACCGAGCAGATGAAGATGCAGGCAACGGCTCAACTTGAACAAGTCAAGGCAGATTTTGAGATGCAGATGTTGCAAGCGCAAGCGCAAGTGGATATGCAGAGAGAGCAGATGAAAGAGCAGTTTGCCCAACAACTTGCCAACAACGAGTTACAAGTCAAGGCTCGGGAAATGCAAGGCAAAGAGGAATACGAGCGTTGGAAAGCCGAACTCGATGCTGCGACCAAGATCATGGTGGCAAGGATTGGAAGTAACCCTGGCGTTGACCTACCCGTTATTGAGGCTGCCTCTGCTCAGATCACCAATGAACTCGGTGGGACTATCGTTCAAGCAATGGACAAGATGGCACTCATGCACGACCAAATGGCTAACCTACACGGACAGACCATGCAAAACATTGGCGAGGCGATGCAGAAACTCAACGCGCCTAAGAAGGTTGTGAGGGGTGCTGATGGTCTAGTCATTGGAGTAGAAACAGCATGAGCCTAGTCCTTGCTGATCGGGTAAGACAAACCACCACTTCCACAGGAACGGGAACAATCACTCTAGACGGGTCGGTAGAGGGTTATCAGTCATTTGAGGTCATTGGTAACAACAACACGACCTATTACACGATTGCAGGCGGTGCTCAATGGGAGGTAGGGATTGGGACTTATTACGGGGGAACTCTAGCGAGAACTACTGTAATTTCCTCCTCCACAGGCTCAAAACTTGATCTTGCGACAGGAACTAAGGATGTATTTGTAACCTTGCCTGCAAGCGTTGCGGTAACAAGTGGCACAGATGTAACCTTAACCAAACTTACTACACCGACAGTCCAAGCCACTAACTCGGGCGGTTTATCCCTCAAGAACTCCGCAGGCACAACCCAGATCAGCATGGGTGGGGGCGGTGGTGACAACATCTCTCTAAATGTATCGACCAACCTAAACGGCTCTAATGCTCAAATTGACATTAGCCCTACGGGTACGGGTCATGTCCACATCAAGCCTACTGGTACGGGCTCAATCGAGGTTGCCCCTACAAATGTAGGAACGATCAACAACATGACGATAGGTGCAACAACGGCTAGAAACGGCACTTTTTTAAACATAAGCGCAACGACAGGAACAGTATCAACAGCCCCTAGCGGTGGGACTGATATTGTTAACAAGACCTACGCAGACGGACTAGCAGCTAAGTGGGGTGAGTGATGTTTGGCATATCGGCATTTAGTCAAACGCCATTTGCAAGCGTTCCAAGCGCAGCTACACCTATTCCAACAGCACTACCGATTGGTGGACACTTTGGATTTGACGAGAAAAAGCGCGATGCTGAGTGGGCAAAAGACCGCAAACTAGAGGCTCAGAGAAAGCAGAAACTCAAAGAGGCTTTGTTTGGTTTACCGCCAGAGGTGAGGGAAGAGATTACATCTGCGCCCGAGCAAACAATAAATATTGCAGTCAGAAAACAAATTGATTATGATTCTTTGATGCAAAAGGTCAAAAACTTAGAAAATAAGGTTAGACTTAAGCGAGATGAAGAAGACATTGCAATGATATTGGAGATGATGTGAGACAAACTTGGGTATTTCCATCTGACGGGTCAGAGCCTTACGAAAAGCACCTCGGCCCACCTAATGAGCGATATTCTGTAATGGGCGATATAGCCCCTTTCATGTCTCCTGACGGGGTGATGATTGAGGGACGCGCCCAATGGCGTGAGCACCTAAAGCGCACAGACTCCATCGAGATGGGGCATTCTGATGTCAAATATGCTCAACAAGAGTGGAACAAAAAGAAGGCGGCTCACAACGAGCGTCTTCGTGGGCAAGTGGCGATGGTGCAAGAGTTTGACCGACCAGGCGCACCGATAGCACCCATGAAAATGTCTAACCTAAATGTAGAGATGGCGAATCGGTTGCATAATCGACCCATGCCAGAGCGCAAAGAAATGATTAAGTTGACTTTAGACCAAATGAAAAGGATGAGATAAATGGAAAACGAAGTTGTCGCACCCGACACGATTGACCCAACTCCCC